TTGGTTGGTTTATAAATGAAACGATAAAGCATTCCATTAGATTTACAGTCAGTAACTTCCATAGAAGAAACCGACATCAACTTTCTAGAAACATTCCCCACCTTATGTTTCTTAAGTGAGTTTTCTACATCAGTCCTGGTTGTTTCCCTATCAGTCGATCTAATCTCATACGTTACAATTTTTGGTCCCGCAGACTTGACCATGATCATATCATCAACTTCTTTATTTGCCTGAAATTCATTCAGAGCAGAATTTAATTTTAGAAGGTCATTAGCTGACATTTGACTAGACTTTCTAAGTATTTAGAATGGAGTTAAGCGGACTCGAACCGCTGACATCCTGCTTGCAAAGCAGGCGCTCTACCAACTGAGCTATAACCCCTTGAGATAGTCCTTCTCGGTTTGATACGGGACTACTTCACCAGTGTATATTTTCCATCCCTGGTGAAGTTCAGGAATCAACCACTGGTCAACCCGATAACAATATTGCCAATTAACGGGTTGAATGCAGTTCATCACTACAACAGTCCAGAATGCTGTTACGTGATTAATGATCGTGAGCATCAGGAAGATTTGCCTCTATTTGTTCGTCCAATTGTTGGATGAAGTCACGGATAATCACAGTTCTTTGTGAAGGAAATTCATAACTATCCTGCTTTGTATGCAGAAATAGATACTCACGCACAAGTGCAGCATCGTGAATATTCAGTTTTAGATCAACATTAACATCACAACTCATTTCCATCCTCCTTTTTTGACCCATTCATCATGGTATTGGTTACGCCAAGCAGAACTAATACCATAAGATGGTTGTACTACTTGTTCGATGTAACGACGATTTTCTCTAGCAATGTTGAGACTTTGTGTCTCCAAGTTTTTCACTCGTCCATCAACTTGTGATGCCCACCACACAGCACCTGCTCCCTGAACTAACAGGAAGGATACGATTGCGAATGGAATCTTTAGATCTTTCACAGGTCTCCCTCTTTACGATTTTCAGACTTGTGAACATCAAACTCGCCACCAGGGTAGCGTGCTTTCAGTTTCTCAACATTCATCTCGATGACTTCATCAAAGGTAGTATCCAGTGCCATACATGCCTGTGCCAGATACCAGCAGATGTCACCCAGTTCACGCTTCATGTGAAAGACATTATCTTCGTTGTAAGGTTTGCCCTGCAGAAAGATCTTCTTCACAACCTCAGTGAACTCACCTGCCTCGGCACTCAGACCAAGAGCAGCAGTCATCAATTGACTGACATTACAATCTGCCGTGACTTCCAGTTCACTCAAACGAGAAGCAAGAACAGGCCAATCAAGACTAGGTTCGCTAGTCACGCCTTTTACAAAATCAAGATATTTTACGGTGTCTACAGTCATAAGTCTAAAGGTTGTTGTTGATTTTCAGGGAGTTCAGGGAGATTCCAATCTTGATGTTCGGGTCTCAACCACCATCCATCATGAGGATCGTCATTGATATGAACATATTCTTCCTCGGAAACTTCTTTCCAAGAACCACCTACTCCACCATCCATATTAACTACGATGTCTCGGGTAGGGAGTTGCTTGCCATTGGAGACATCAATAATATCACCAGGGAGAGGATTGAATGTGAAATAATGTCCTTCCCATCTACGGTTTCTCATACCAAGAAGGTTAACTGCATCCTTTTCGGCACCACAGTCAGCAATCTTTTGACCTCTAGGATTAAACACAGAGTAGTAACCGTTCATGAGAATTTGAATCCGTCAAAGGACTTTTTAGGTTTTTGTTCTTCATAATTATACTCCCCTTCTTTACCATTGTCAAGAATGTCTTCTTGTGCTGTCTGTTCGCAATCATACAGACGCATCTTGGCACGATCAATACCAACCACAAATCTTTTATTAACATTTGCATCGTTATATCTATTCTTTAATTGCTTCACAAGTATCTGTCCCAAGGATTCGAGTTCTTCAGTCGAAATAAGGGCAAACATAAGATCAGCAGTAGCAGGGAGACCAAAGGACTCACTAGTGTCAGTAAGCTCAACATCACTGCTACCATAACCAGAACGAGTGGTCTGCGTGGCAGAAACGATAGGGACGTTTGCTTCACAAGCCAATCCTCTAAGTTCTTCAGCAATTGCTTTAATATATGAATATGAATTGACATTGCTGTTTCCGCGATACCTGCTGGAAGCACATATATTAAGGTAATCAATGAAAATAATATCAGGTCTAAATGACTTCTTAAGTGCAAGTTCATTAAGAAGTGCTGTAAAGTGACCACTATGAGCACTCGCAGTTGGGTATTCTTTAATTATAAGAGTGCCTTGAGTCTTCTCAGAAAGTTTTGTTACCTTACTCTCAAACATTTGTTTAGGTAAATCTGTTATCTCCTGGATGTTAACATTAAGAAGGTTAGCATCAATTCGCTCCGCAATTTTCTCCTCAGCCATTTCAAGCGTGATGTATAATACGTTTTTCCCTCCCAAGAGTGCGGAAGCTGCCATATGGCACATAAACAAACTTTTACCGACACCAGTGCCAGCCAAAGCAATATTAAGTGTTTTATTCGGCAGACCACCCTTCGTAATCTTATTGAAATACTCAAGATCAAATCCGATCTTGTCTTCTTTGCGATGGTAGGATTCATATCTCGCCTCATAATCGAGTAAGTAATCATGACCCACATGGGTGTCAAATGAAACTGCCAGAGCATCTGACAGAATGCTTGGAATAGCATCGCGATCTTTCTTCTCGTCCTTACCATCAGCAAGAGCGATAGACTCCATGAGTGCCAGATAGATGGCACGATCACGACACCACTTTTCAGTAGTATCTAGCAACCAATCAAAATCAGTTGGGACATCCTCAAGATAACTAATCAACTTAGTTATTTCTTTAAAAGATGTATCATTAATATCTTGCCTCTTCTCTGCCTCAATGCAGAGAACTTCTTTCGTCGCAGGTTCATTATACTCCTGCACGAAATTAAGAACTTCCTCAAACACAATCTTCTGATGAGGATCTTCAAAGTAGTCTGACTTAATAAAAGGAACTACCTTACGAAGATACTCTTCATTAAAGAGTAAGTTGCGAAGAATAAGGGTTTCAACTTTGTCCATGCGGGATATCGAATACAAATGTTATGCGTGTCTCATCACCAATATTAACGGTGCCGTGAGGTAGTTTGTTGTTGAACCACAGAAGAGTTCCTGGTTCAACAATGACAGTTTCTTTGCCGCAGAAATATTGATACCTTCCAAGTATTGAAAGGTGATACCTGTTTCTACTCAGGTAATAAGTCCCTTCGTCAATATGTGCTCCTACAATCTCATCAATAGGGAGTGAAAGAAAACCGCATCTGTGAATGTCTGCATTCTTAAATTGCTTGCGGATGATCTTTCTAATCTCACTATGATGAGCGTAGGCAGGAGTCTTGATGTTTATTTCCGAGTCTCCAACAAAGTCTTCTTTGGTTTTGACTCCACCCATTATAAGTTGAAGTGCGCTGATTGGCAAGTCTGCAAACCCCCTATCAACTAAGGACTGGGAGTCCTTCAGATTTTTCTGATGGTCCCAGTCCTGTGGATACTTCTTTAGTTGTTCAACTACTTTGCTGACGTTGATTCTTTTCTTCAGAATCTTGATGCTCATCGTTTTTGTCCTGCCATTCTGGTCTCAACCACCACCCATCATGTGGGTCATCATTAATATGTACATACTCTTCAGGATCCATAACTAAACTCCTCCTTTGCAATTGCATCCAGTTTCTCCATCACCTCTGGTGTGAAGTATGCTTCTGGGTCTTTATAGATTGCTTTAGCATAGACTTTCTTACCATCTATCTCATAACGACCTGCAACGTTTTTCCAAAGTCCTCCAATCTCACCAAGTTCAAGAAGACCATAATATCGATCAAGACCACGCTCATCGTAATAGAGACGCACCGTAACATCTTTGTTCTCCTTACTCAGACGCGACTTGTGAGTCTTAGCTTTGATAAGGTTTCCGATAATAGTCGTTCCATCCTTTTCTTTTTTCTTTGTGAGATAAATGATCGTAGACGCGGCGTACTTGAGGCCACTACCTCCTCCCATTTCTTTAGTTGGTACATAAGCTCCGATGACATCGTATGTGTGATTTGTGACAATGAGCGGAACATTTGCTTGTCCTAATTTAAGTGTGAGCATACGAAACGCACCTTTGACTAATTGAGATTTGGTCATGTCTCGGACTTGTTTATCGTCTAAAGCATCACGGATCTCCTTCTCAGTCGAAAGCATCCCTAGAGAGTCTAGCACAAACATACATGGTTTGCGCTCATCTTCGGGTTTTTTTAAGTATATATCTACTGCCTGAAGTGCCTTCTGTCTAAACTGTTCGATCGTAACAACATTGATAACAACCAATCTATCTAAGTCAATACCACGACTTGTAAGAAGAGATTTATTAACTGCTGCTTCAGTGTCAAAGTACAAACAGTAACCACCAGGATTACTATCCAGAAAATTCTTAACCACAGCGAGACTAAAGAAAGTCTTCCCAGTAGAAGACTCACCAGCAATGGCAGTAATCTTATTCCCAGAAACACCACCAAATATGCTACCTGAACAAAGTCCGTTAAAGATGTACGAACCCGTGTCCACGAAAGTTTCTGTGTCGTCGATGTCTGAGGCGAGTTGGGTATAGTCATCTCCAATCTCTTTTACAATCTCTTTTAAAAAATCCATTAAATAACAATTCCAAATTCTTCGCGGGCAATTTTCTTGTAAGGTCCGCCTGGGTTTTCATCACGGATATCCTTAATCCTTTTCAGTTTTTGATAAAGGGCAGCATCTCCACCCAAACGCAGTGCGCTTACGATGGTCTCTAATTCTTGATCGTTGATAGGCAGATCCATTAGGTAAAAAATAACTCCAGATTAATTGTTTTCTCTACATTCCAACCAATCGCATCAAGGATTGCTTTCAGTGGTTCAACAAAACTTTTCTCAAATTGTAAGTCATAATCAACATATTTGTCAATGTCCAACTCTTTCGGAAAGTCTTGAATGAACGAGATTACATTCTCATGAATACTGTTTGGTTTCTTAAGATAACAGAACTTGATTTTCTCTCCGTTCTGAATAAGGGAATACTTATTGTCCAATTTGTTCTTCTTCACATAGTAATTGAAGAGCAACGCACCCCGTATATGTATTGGAGTTCCCTTCATGTAAATTGTAGAAGAAGACCTGTACTTAACAACATCAGATGCTGAGCGAGGGAATGAGATGTCCTCAGGGGGCATCTTCTTAAACTCATCACGACTCTTATCGATGAAGTCAATTACATCCTCTTCAGTGCCAGTCATCATCAACTTCAGAGCATCCTTAATCATCTTCCTACATGGTGCAGGAGTAGATGATTTGACTGCTTCGATACCCATCATTTTAAGTTTAGGTTCTTCATATCGAACACCTTCACTATCCCACACGTTAAGAATGTATCGCTTCTTCGCAGTCCAGATACCACGATCAGCAATATTCTCACGCTTCATTTGCATTTTCTGGTCATACGCCGATACATACGTCGCCAGGTCACTGTAGCATTTATCGATGTACGGTTCCAGTTTGTCACGACAGACCATATCAAGTAACTCCACAACTTTTGCTTTGTCGCTAGACTTATTAGCAAAAAATTTATCAACAAGAGGTCCAAGATTAAGATAAATTGAATCTGTGTCAGATGCAATTACGTAATCCTCTTCGGTTGTTTGTAACAGTTTATTTAGATACTCGTTCATCTTACTCTCAA